ATTCAAATAATACAAACCAAACTGACTCTACTCCGCAGAAACTGTACAAAGGACAGTCTCAGCATTTGGCGAGGAAAATTCTGCGCCAGCACCTTTTCGCTGGTCGCATGCTAACCTTAGCAAACATCTATAAGGGCAAGCCCTTACCTTTGTTCGAATCATCTGAACATCTTTTCAATTTTTCAATGCTCTTTCATGGAAAGCGCATCATTCTTAAACTCTCTAAGAAAGACGCCTGGACCCAACCCTACGTGGCTAAACTCAATAAGTTCCGTGATTTATCACAGACTTACCAGTCACTTGGTGGTGCCCTATTTGGCGCCGTCTTGGGTGGTTTTGGTGTGTCAGGAGCAGCTATTCGTAGCTTGCTCAGTGGCTTTACCAAGAGTTTGGGTTGCCAATTGGCATCTTCTATCTGTGCCATTGGCATTTTGCTCAAAACGGATGACACTTTCTGCAGTATACAAGCAATGACTATCTTATTAACCAACTTAGGTTGCGCAATGGATATTTGTTCTCGTATTGCTTGGCCTTTAGCCACCGGCGGATTTTTCTGGCAAGCAGGAGCATTCTCGTGGGTTCCCTCAGCAGTGGCAGCTCTACTAGCTTTAGTATTGGGTGCTTCCACCACTGGACAATTCATTGGGATCTTCACTAAATTAGCAGCCATGGGTTACACCATGTCTACCGTAACTTCAATTTCTCGCCTCACGAGAGAATGTATTGAAACCCTCCTACCATTCGTCTATCAGACTATAACTGGAAAGGAATGGGCACTTGATACTGTATCTCAATCACTCGCATCTTATACTCAATTCGTTACCAGAGTTGAAGCCTTCGAAAAAGAAAAGGCAAGCGATCTAGAAGTCAACCTCAATTATCAACAAGAGGTTATGGAACTTCAGGCCCTCTATAGACAAATTATGGAGGAGGCCGATCGCCTCAAAATGCGCATCACGGTCCAACCACTCATCTCGGCCTATTACAACAAGGTCAACAAATGGGTAACTCTAGTCAACAGCAGCGGTCTCCTCCGCTCAGGTGTCCGACCAGAACCACTCTGCATCCTCCTTTCGGGCAAACCCGGAATTGGAAAATCTTACATGGTCAATCAATTGATCAAGGATGTTGGAGAAACCCATATTCCGTGGAGAAACACCGAGGGAGAGACCATTGCTAACCACATCTATCAACGTAATCCAGCAATAGAACATTGGTCAGGTTATCGACAACAATTCGCCGTTTTATACGACGATTTCATGCAACTAGTGGATACGGCTTCGAAACCTAACCCCGAGGTCAATGAAATGATCAATGTGGTTGGAAGCAATGCTTTCCATCTACCTATGGCTGAACTCGAAGAAAAAGCTCGAGGCTATTTCCGCAGTGAATTGGTTATCGCTACATCCAATGTCGAATCATTTGGCTCCACAATCGTTAAATCGGTCCTGTCACCAGCAGCATTGATGCGACGATTTGGAGTCCATGCCAAAATTACTAAGGTGGGATCCGACTTCCAATTCTGGCTCTATCAAGATGGAGCCGTTCCAGGTGATTCTCTAACATACGCAGAGTTTGTGAATGTTTGTAGAGCTCAATATGCTGTAAAGCGCAAAGAGTTCGAAGAACGTCGCATTCGCTCCCAGGAGAAAGCAAGTGGAACACCGCACATGTGCGTGGCCAAATTTATCGGCCAAGTATCAGCACCTGCTCATATTAGCGAATCAGCTATGACCAGAGTAGAATCTGCAAATGGAACTAACCATTCCTATTGTCATCCCTCGCTACCATGCACCCAACAAGCACAAGCTTGGTTTGGACTGTTCGATTCAGTCCCTACAACAGATCTTGTTAGCACCTTTGGTGTTCTTATTTCGAACAGATCAATAATGAGTCAACTTACTTTAACTAGTTGCGCGACCGATCTCTTCAGGCAAACTCTTCAAGACATGACTGACGAAATGGAACTCTACGGAGGCGAAGAATGCTACGAATTTATTCTCTCGACCGAATTCGCCCGAAATGGATTTTTGAACAGACCAGATCTCATAGAGGCAGACTTTCAAAATCTCGAGTCGCACTTCAATGTGTGTATTCCAGTAACTTATGCCTCTGACATTAGGGACCAGGTTGAGGCTCAAATAGACTTAGCCTTTGACACCCTTGATGCTGCCAACGTCATCAATGCTGAACGATCAATTGAATCTTTCACCACCTTGCTTTGGAAGAAACTTAAAACAATCTTCCAATATGGAAACGCTACAATCTCCGCTTTGGGGAACATTATATGTAGCTCGGAAGTAACAAGGGCTCTCCGCATTGCAATTATCTGGGGCGCGGGCACTATTGTGCTCAAAATGATCTTTGGATTAGTAGGAGACTACCTAGAACCTGTTTCGACTTATGAAGCCGATGAGGTTCGTCTCTTTAATGAATCTAGGGACGTCCTAGGCAAGCAATCTTCAACCAAGAAAACTACCTTCAAAATGGAGAGTAGAGAAACACTTGGTCGTCAGGCTGGTACTAAAGGCAAAACCATGAGAATGGAGTCAACAATCGACTGTTATCTCGAAATTATCAATGTTGGTAAGAAAGAGGTAGTTTCAGTCAGAAGGGACTTATTTCAACGTCACCACGACGATCCAAGCGAACATAATCTACGGATGTTAATGGAAGCTTTCAAGTGGTACGGGAAATTGGTGCTCTCTTCTCAACACGAGGATTCTAACGTCTCCGTCAAAGAGAGGGTCGCTCGATACTTCAAATATCTTCTGTCTGAAGACGCAGTCACTCTCGATGAGTTGGCCAAATTTAACGATTGTCCAGAAGAGATCCTCATGCTTGTGAGAAATTTCCCCGAGTTCTACGATAAACTAGTAGATAAAATGGCGGAACGAATTGCAAAGAAAACACAAGACTTCCAAGGCTCAGCCGATCAGAATTCTGATGGTATAGCTAAGAAACTCTACAGGAACTTGTGCGATGTCGGAGCTAAAGGAGCCATGGGCCCCCTATCAAAGATATTTTTCTATGCAGGCCGTAAAGCCTGGATTAACTCACATGCTGTGGCTCTTTTAGAAGACAGCGATTGGGCGATCACCCGCTACTATTCAGGTGGTGGAGTACAGACGTCTTATTTCAAGAGAGAGGAGATCAAATTGATCGCCCATCCAGAGCTGGACATAACATTGGTCCAGTTCCCAAAGACATTATCACCATTCACAGATGTTAGACATCTTATTGCAATGGATACTGATCTCAATTTTCAATACCTACCCGCAGGACGTATTATTACGCGGCGGGAAGGTGAATCACTCATCATGAATGCACCTCATCCAGAGTTGCAAGATAGGACGGTAGCACTACCGGACGGATCTCAAGCACCAGTCAGAACCTTAATTGGTTATGATCATATGCACACCATCTCTGGTGATTGCGGTGCCCCATTTATGTGTGTGGATCCCACTAGAAACCGTAAAGTTTTTGGATTCCACATGATGGGAAACTCCACTGGTTCAGGCACATCCGTTGTCATCACTCAAGAAATTATTCAAGATTTAGAAGATCATTCCTCATTTGAAACTGAGGTAGTAATCACTGACCAACGATTCCAAGGTGACGACACAATGGATCACTCCTACATCCAAAACCCTTTGATATCGATTAGAACACCATTCGAACCGACTATCACAAAACATCGTAGATCAGAGATCCATGGTGAGATTTCAGCACCAACAACCCGCCCCTCTATATTAAGAGCCACAGACACTTGTGACCCAATGGAGCGAGGTGTTAGAGGCTTTCAAAAACATCGTCCTATTATCTCCGAGAGATTCCAAACAGAGGCCCTATCAGTACTTACAAGGTATTGCGCAGGAACCCCACTGATTGCCCGAACTCTAACTTTAGAAGAAGCACTCTCTGGAAAGGACATTCCCGGTTTGGAACCCGTCGATCGTTCGACTTCAGCAGGATTACCTCTTTGTATGACACCTGGAGCCAAAGGAAAGACTCTTTGGATTGGTGAAGATTACTCTCCATCCCAAGAATTGGTAACAATGGTTGCTAACTTGGAAGCCCACTTTTGGTTGTCCTGTTGAAAAAAGACGAAACAAAACATTTGGAAAGCGGTACTGTCCAAGCGCTTCAACAAGAAACTTTTTCTAAAATAGAAAAG